ATGCCGGAGTGCGTGATTGACTGGGAGTGTGATGAATCGGGCGGGCTTGAGTGGGCCTTGGTAAAGTACACATCCAAGAAACGGGAAGGCTTGCTGGGCTCTAGGAGCATAACCACGGAAAAATACGTTTACTACGATTCACAAATGTGGGTTGAGTGGATTGTGCAGTGGGAAAAACAACCGCCTAAGCCGGATGAAATCTTTTCTCCTAGCGATGCTGGAGTGCATACGTTCGGAAAACCACCGTTGGTTATGCTGTGTTTGCCTGAAGGCTTATGGGTCATGGGCAAACTGGAATCACTTTGCCGCGAACACCTTAACAAGAGCAACGCACTTAGCTGGGCGGAATACAAAGCACTGTTACCTGTGCTCTATGAGTTTCTAGACCCGGGTGTTTATCCGCAGTTAGCTGGTCCTGGTGGCGAAGATGACAGGGCGGTTAATCAGAAACGCGGTGTCTCTTATGTTCAAGAAAGGCAAGCTGCTCCGGGAGCCGGTGACCGCGCAGAATGGATTGCACCCCCAGATGCTCCGTTTGGACATGCACTAGCTAGCTGCAGCGCCTTGCGTGATGAGATGCACAGGGTTGTGCACGAGATGGCTTTGTCTGCAGATAATGCTGGCAAGACTCTTGTGCGCAGCGGAGAAAGCAAACAACAGGACGCAGCATCTCTAGCTGTTGTGTTAGAAGCACTCGGAGAACTTGCACGTAGAGCCGGGCTAGAAATTATTCAGATGGCAGAGTCAGGCCGTGGAGATGAGCCCGCCGAATGGAAAGCCCATGGCATGGATGACTTTGATACTGTGTCATCTGGTGACATGCTGCAGGAAGAGGCGATCTTAGACATGTCTGTGCAGATTCCATCGCCTACCTTTAAGAAGGTTCGCAAGACTGCAATTGCACGCAAACTATTAGGAGACTGGGCTAGCCCTGATGATATCGAGCAAATTGAGGAAGAGATTGAAACCTATTACTCCCTTGAAGGAGAACAGCAATCCGTTTCAGACGGAGAAGCCGCCGATGAGATTACGCGCGAATCTGCGCGGGCTCAAATCAAAAAAGCCGAGCAAGACAAGTCAGCCGCAGAAGCCGATGACGAGGGCGCAACTTTTAGCTACGATTGATGACAAAGCAAAAACGGATACAGCAAGTACTATCCCAGACGGCAAAGGAAGTAGCCGAACTAGGGATAAGCGAAAGGAAAAACCTGTTCATCGCCCTGCGCCAGGCAGAAGGTGAATTGAGTCGGGGCCTTGCTGATTGGTATAAAAACGTACCAGATGCATCTGAAAGATTTACTGTTTCGCACATGACCAATATGCTAGGCAACGTAAAAGAAGCCATGCGCAAAATAGAGGGTCTAAAAGAAGATGCAGCATCCGCGTTAGGGAAAACCAGATGGGCCGGGCTTAAAACGTCTACTAAGCACATCAAGGAACAGATGGAAGCTTTCTCTAGCATCTTTGACGGTAGCATTAAGCCAGTAAATATAAAACTAGCGTCCGCATATCTGGACGCTAACAAGGGACTTATAGTAAGGCACAAGAGCAGTGCAGCTAGATATGCGGGTGAAGTTGGAACCCACGTTAGACGTGAACTAAGTGTAGGCGTGCTTAAGGGCGAAACCATAGAAGAAATGACCCGCAGAATTATGCGCAATGTTCCTATTAGGCCAGACCAGGCACTGGGACTACAGACAGATGCGATTGCGGATTCTGTAATGCGTATGCCTAGAGTGCAGGCTGCCCGGTTAGTGCGAACGGAGGCTATTCATGCATATAATTCATATAAGCAAGCAAGCCTAGAAGATTGGGCAGCTACTGAAACAGAACAGGTCATGAAACGCTGGGATGCCTCTCTAGATGCTAGGGGGTGCGATGAATGCGCTGGCCTAGACGGTGAAGCAGTTGCATATGATGATGTTTTTTCAAATGGTTCAGCATTTCCGCCAGCCCATCCTAACTGTCGCTGCACAGCTGTACCGTGGATGGGACATTGGTCTGATGTAACTGGCAAAGACAAAGGGACGGGATCAATAGACACACCCGGCAATGAGCCGGTATAAAACAGTGTAACGCTGTCATAGGGACAGTTGTACGAGCGGATGGACCGCTAGGAGAATGGCAATGGCTGATGATAATGGTAACAGTGGTGATAGTGGCAATGCATCAAAACCGATGGATGAAAACGCAATCAAGGATTTTGTAGTTAAGGCAGTTAATGGGGCCGTCTCTACCCATCTCTCTAGGGCTCTCGAAAAAAGGGACAGTGCCCTGGAAGAGCGTATGAGTAAGCTCTTAACGGAAAGCCTTGGCCAGCGCACCACAGAACAGGTAAAGCCGGATGCTGGTGGCGACGATAAAGCTGGCGATGCTATGAAAGCCATTGAAGCCAAATATCAAAAGACCTTGCAAGAGATGCAGCAATCCCTAGAGCGTGAGCGTTCCCAGCGTGAGCAAGAACGCAGCCAGCGCTTGGTAGGTGAAGAACGCGGTACTTTGCGAGACACCTTGCTAGAAGCCGGGGTACCACAACCACTGGTTCCTGCTGCTGTTGCCTATCTGCATGGCGAACTGAAGCGCGTTAAACGGGATGATGATGGTTCTATCATTTTTGAGATTCCAGAAAAAGGACCTACTGGAAGCTACGTAGACCGCGTTAGTGTCAAAGAAGGTATTGAGCGATTCTTAAAAACGGAAGAGGGTAAACACTATCTTCCGGCCAAGCCAGCAGCTGGCTCGGGAAGTAAGGGCGGCCAGAACTCAGAACGTGCACCTGGTGGTAAGGCATCTGTACAAGACATGATCGCGCAGATGTTCCTGCCAAAAGGCTAAAAGTCAAGCAAGATTTGACAAATAAAATAAATAATATACAATAGCTTAAAATCACTACGCCTATCTCCTCGGTAGGTAGCACGCTAGCCAAGCGTTATCGGCAAACCCGTAACATCTTCATATATTTCAACAAAATCCCTAAGAGGAGATAGAGAACCATGGCGACTGTAGATTTTGCTGGGCTAAACCCAGCGTTAGCGAGTTTCTTCGCTGACCGTATTTCTGGACAAATTAACCGTAGCGTAACCCTTGCACAAATCTTGCCCGTTAAGCTTGACCGTGGCCAAGGCAAGAACGTTCAATTCATTGCGAAGTTCGGTACTTCTACCGGTGCAGCTGTTGCTGATGGTGCGAACGTTTCCACTTTCAACAATGATTCCAAGGTTCCTGGAGTGCTGCAATACGCTATTTATAGCGACGCATTCAAGGTGACCGGTCTTGCCCGTGCTGCTGCGGCTGCTGCTGGTAACCCAGCTCAGCTTGCTGACATTTACATGGACGAAATGGGTGACTCGGTTGAACGCTTGGCCAAGATCGTTTCCCAACATCTGTGGACTGGTAACGCTGGCGCTTCGCCTGCTCAAGTAGCTGGTTTGCTGGCCGCTTCTAACGCGGCTCTGGGCGCTACCGGAACGTACGCTGGCATTGCCCGCGGTACCTACGCGCAATGGGCTTCTAACTCGATTGACGTTACTACGGTTCTTGCCGGTGGTGACCCGCTCGGTTCTGTTCCTGGTTACGATAACAACAAGTTGATTATTGTTGCGCTGCGTAAATTGCGTACCGCTATTACGATCGCTTCGGGCAAAATGCCAGACGTGGTTGTGATGGGTCCTGCTCTGTTCGAGAAGTTCGCTCTTGCTGGACAACAAAATCGCCGATGGGTTGATCAAGTTCGCTTAAACGGCGGAATGATCAAGCTTGACTACGGCTTGAACGCTCTTGACTTTGACGGTATGCCCGTCATCGAAGACGTTGACTGTCCTGCAGGTTCGGCTGTCATGCTCAACACCAAAGAAATGTACATCCAACAGTTGCCAGACTCTGCTGATGCAGTTAACGGTGCTCTTGGCATGGCACAATTGGCAGGAACTCCTGACCAAATCAACCGCTTGGATGGCCGTACTCGCTTGAGCGCTCGCGTTCAACCGCTGGCTATCAACGGTGATGCGTTCCCGTTTGCGTTGTATTGCTACTTGCAATTGGTTGTGTTGCAACCAAACTGCATGGGCCAACTAAACGGCTTCGTGTAACCAACTAGTCTCGGGGGATCTAGGCTAGCCCTAGATCCCCCTTTTTTCATCTTACTGTAAGAGGCTAACTATGAAAATGCAAAATGCTAGTGCCATGACTTACCGAATCAAGATCGATTCGGAGCCAGGCCAGCCTGATTTAGTTATGGAAGTTGCTCCGGGCGCTGTTTGCGAAATGCCTGATGAATATGCTTGCCGCAAGTCGTTTCTAGATGGCTGCTGCCCAGGCATGATTCCTTATGTTGAACCGGACAAGGAAGAGCCTAAAGTATTACCGGAAGCTACTTTAGAAGCCCCAAAGGCAAAGAAATCTAAAGAATAATGCTTACCGCTGCACAAAAAGCCAAGGTGCGTACTTACCTGGGCTGGTCTGCACAATACGCTCAGACCGATCACGCACTGGAAGGCGCGTTTGATGGCCTGGCTACACAGCCAGAACATGAAGCGCTTGTTATTGCACTGATTGCTGACATTGACGGAATCAAAACCAAGCTGCTTGATTCACATAAGCGGCTAAAGGCTGTCAAGGTCGGTTCTATTGAGCTGGATGGTATGCGCACTGAAATTGCTGGTCTTCGCTGGGAGGGCGCACGCCTTACTGGGGAAATGAGTGCAATCATGGGCGTAGAACGTAAGCACAATATTTTTAGTTCCGGTTCTGGAAGAACAAACTGGTTCTATGGCCCTATCGGGGACCGCAACGGATTTTAAACCTTTTTCCTGGGGAGGACGCTAGGGTACTTACGCAATAGATATCACGGAGCTAGCTCACAACGTTAGACGCAAAGTAGTGTAGACGAACTGCGCAGTGTGAACCTAATCACTTTCCGCGTTCTTGGCTTCTGCGCGGGCATACGGGGTTTCTTGCCTCTTGCCCGCCCGTATGCCCGCGTTGTCCTAACGTAGATGCTTATGGCTGGCTCAGCAATCCTAGACCCTAACGTTCTTGTAGATGACCTAGTAGGAACAATTGACGAATTGCGCGGTGACCTGCACGGGCAATTCGGTGTACGTGCTTTCCGCGTTTACGTGGTTACCCGTGCGTGGTCCGGTACTATGGTTGGCGAAGGCGAGCTGACCGAAACCGAAATAGAACTAACCCCGCAGCCCCTGGTTAGCCCATTTGGTGCCATGGATTTTAAAATGGAACCCTGCGGTCTTAATGAAGCTGGCTATGTTCAGGTTACGGAAGTTTCGCTTTCGTATACGTTTGATGAGTTAGGCGCAGGTGAACCGCCTATGGGTTCTCAGAAGCTGATTAAGATTGTGGAAGCCCACGGGCAGGGCCAGCCGGATCGCTATTTCCTGCATGCTAAGCCGCCTTACCCGGACCGTATACAAGATATGGGCTGGTCCATGTACCTAGTAAAGGATGGCTAGCGTGGCTATTAACCTGAAACTAGAAGATCTGCAGAAAGAACTAACTAACCGGTTCAAGAGTAACCGGGCTGCGGTTATGCGTGCAGTTGGCCGCGGGGCCAGACGGGCACAGGCTGCGCTGGTAGAACGAACCCCCGTAGATACGGGAAACGCTAAAAACGCCTGGCGGGTAATCAACAACCCAGAAACAAACACACCGCAAATCTATAATGATGCCCCTTATATCGGGGTACTAGAAAAGGGCGCCCGTCCACACAAGATGAGTAGGGCGGGTATAGAGGCACTGATCGAGTGGGTCAAGCGCCAAGGGCTGTCTACTATCCGCGGGCCACTCACCCCTATGCAGAGCGTTAAGTTCAAGGGCAAAGAGGGCAAGATCCGGAAGAAAGCAGAAGAACAGGACATAGCAGAGTCTATTGCCTGGGCTATCGCGAAGAAAATTGAAAAGGAAGGCCAAGTGGGTCATTTCTTTGTAGAAAAGATTTTACCGGATGTTGGCAAGTGGGTAAACGAAGAACTAGAGCGCTTGCTGAGAGAATCCGCACCTAAGAAAGCATCCCCATGAGCCTTATTAAAATAAAAGTTTTACAAAGGCTTGCTGACCTTATCGGTTCCGAAATCAAGGAACTGAAAGGCCAGATATGCGCTGGCCCGGCTGGCAGGGACCATGCCTTAAAATTTCCTAGCCTTGCTATTGTCCCAGGTAGGTTTTCTTTCTATCCAGAACAGGCGGATGAAAACGATTATGTAAAAGGCAGGGTAAACGACGTGGCTCCCAAAACTACCGCATTTAACGTGGGCAGGTGGGAAGGCTTCATAGAACTGCGCTTGGGGGAGAAAACTCCTTTTAAGCGTTATGAACTAGAATACAAACTGGAAAACCTTTTCCTTGGAACCACTACGGGGACCGATCCCGTTTATAGAGATAAGTACTACGAACTTCGTCCTGGAACTTTATTGATTGATGTTCCTGAATGCTACGGCGCGCGTTGTGCTTTCTCGATCGAGGATGATGTGTGGGAAAACGAAATGGTATTTACCAATGAATGGTATAGCATCATGCGTATTCAAACCATTCTTCCAGCAATAATTACCCGTAAACCAATCCACACGATTGATACGGTGCACCTGTCGCTCACAAGCGATCTGGATACAGCCATCACTAGCCCGTCCGTGTTACCGTCAGATACGGAAACCAAGGCTATCGACCAAGACGGTAACATAACAAATCCATAGGAGAGACAGCGATGCCAGCACCATTTTTTACTTCTAACCCAGGCGAGTTTTCTCGGCTCGAAGGGTTGTATATTTTCGAGAAAACACCGCCTGGTTTTATCCGCGGCGCATTCCTTGGCGTAGTGGGCGTTTGCGGGCGTACGGAAAAGGGGCCTGTAAATACTCCGGTTGAAATTACTAGTGAAGCTGAGTTTACCGCTATTTTCGGTCACAGAAGCTACTACGGCCAATCTACCGAAGTCAACGAAGTTCGTAACTTCCTTATGAATAAGCCATTCGGTAAAACTGTTGTTGTTAGGGCAGCATCTGAACTAGCGACTACTTCCAGTTTTACTGCTGAAACAGCAGCAGGGGGTGGGGGAACAGCCGTTTTACGTGTTGATGCTTCTAGTCCCGGAGCTTGGGGTCAAGACCTAGCATTCAAGGTACTGGATTCCTCTGATGGTGTTGCCACTTCATTTGACTTGATCGTCCGTTACCGTGGACAACAAACGCGGTACAAGAACCTGACGATCAACGGCACTTCGGATAATCTTGCTAGCACACTTGGCACGGACTACTCAAATCTAGTTGTACTGACTAAGTTAGCAGCGGGCCGTCCTGTTAATCATACGGCTAGTGCTGATGGGGCGGATACTGATGGATTTGTTCCGCTTGGCGTGGCTGTTTCTGGCTATACCATGGTTGCTGGTACTGACAACACAATTACAGATAGTGACTATACTGCTGCAGATGGCCCACTAGCCCTAATTTCTTCTTATAAAGGAATAGGTGTGTGTGCAATAGCCACTGCTGCAAATTCTACGTTGAATGGAAATTTAAAGTTTCGCGCGCTTTCTAGCTCAGATCGTCTGTTCTTGATATGGAACGGTTCACATACTGCTAGTATCTCCACTGTTACTGCGGATGCTGCTAACTACCGTTCAGACAGGGTGGTCTACTGCTACAACAGCTGTAAGACTGTTGATCAAGAAACGGCTACCACGGTGACTACGGCGCCACATTCCTGGGTAGCATCAATTATGTCTCAGGTAGATGTAGACATAAATATCGGTGAGGAATCGACTAAGCAATATACTGGTGCTATCACTGGACTTCAAAGTGAGGGCCTGTCCCGCGAAAACTATATCAGCCTTAAAGAAGCTGGCGTAGCTGCGTGGGAAAAGGACTCTGACGGCGGGTTCTTGATTGTGTCCGCTGTTGTGAACGATTTGACCTCGGGCAAAGAACAGATTACCCGTAGACGTTCTGCGGATTTCTTGCAGATTTCCGCGGCTAGTCGATTGAAGTACTTTGTCAAAAAGAAAAGTACGGTTATCAATCGCGCTCAAATCGGCGCAGAGCTGGCAGCATTTAGCGAAAGCTTGCGTTTGCAGGAACGCATTGTAGACCAGTTTATGGTTGACCAGCTTTCTGTAAACACCGAAGCCAGCCGTGCCCAAGGAATTGAAAAGGTTCTTTGGCGTGTTAAGCTGATTGGCCACATGCTGGAACTCGTGTTAGAAACCGAGATCGGCACAACCGTTACTTTCCAAGAGCAGTAAACCGAAAAGGATTAGGAGAATATCATGTCATTAAGAATGCGGGGCTCCGAAGTAACTCTTCGGATTACGGTAGACGGAGAAACCCAAGACGGTTCGTGGTTTAAAGTCAAAGACTTTAGCATTAATGAAGACGGCGAAATTGCCGATCTTGATTATCTGGGGGAAGTGACTTCCGATCACGATTACCAACACCACGGCTACAGCTTTAGCTTTAGCTTAGATGTGCAGGACCGCAAGGTAATCAGCTTTCTGAATAAGATTGTTGAACGCGAAACCTTGCGCTTGCAACATCCGGTAATCACCATGACGGTGTTTTACGCTTTCCGCGATGGGACTGCTACGGTAGAAACTTACCAAAACGTTGTTATGCGTCCTACCGGAACTAACTTCGGTAGCCGCAAAGACGGCGTTACCAGTGCTTTCGAGGGTAAGTGTTCTCGACGGAACGAATCACAGCAATAGTAATTAGCTAGGGCTGGCATCCTGTCAGCCCTAGCTTTTCTTTAACATCCCTGGGCAGGGATACAAAGAGGCAAACGAACATGAGCAAACCGCACTTACTTAGAAAGAAGTTTAAGTTACCTGATGGCCATCCTATTAAATGCTTTGTCATGCGTGAAATTGACGGCGAGGATGAACTAGAAGCTGGCCGCGTAGCAGCAGCCCGCGGTACTTCTGTTGATGATATGTCACAGGCCGCCCTAATGGAAAACATCCGGGTTGCTATTGTTAGCGTGGATGATAAACCGGTGGAGCAGCCGTTTTTGCAGATGGATAAATACCCATCAAAGACTAAGCGTTATTTCATTGAAGCATGGGTAGCACTTAATGGCGTGGGGCAAGACGACATAAAAAACTTCCTAGCGGCGGCGGAAGTTCTAGCGTAGAGCGCAGGACTAACCGCGGACAAGCGCCGCTATACTC